ATGGGACCGTTCCGCACGCTATACATCGACATGAACAGCTTCTTCGCGAGCGTCGAGCAGCAGCTGAACCCCGCGATTCGCGGTCGGCCGGTGGCGATCACCGCCATGGAGAACGAGAAGGGGTGCTGCGTCGCGGCCAGCTATGAGGCCAAGGCTCACGGCGTAAAGACGGGCACCAGCGTGCCTGATGCGCGGCGGCTGTGCCCTGGCATCGTGTTCTTGCCCTCGCGCCACAGGCTCTACGTCCGGTTCAACCTGCGTGTCGCGGCGGTGCTGGACCGTTATGCCGAGCTGGAGCGCATCCGCTCGGTGGACGAATTCCAGATCGTTCTATCAGGTGATGCCACCGAATTGGATGGGGCCCGCGCACTGGTCGCGCGGCTCAAGGCCGCGGTGGCGGCCGAGGTCGGCGAATGCCTGCGGTTCTCGGCCGGGATCGGGCCGAATCACCTGCTGGCCAAAATCGCCGGGAAGCTTGAGAAACCGAACGGCTGCCAGCACCTCGGCCGGGACAACATGCCCGACCGCATCGCGCACCTCACCCTGGACGATCTGCCGGGCATCTCGCGCTCGATGCGCGCCCGGCTAGAGCGGGCCGGCGTGCGGGACGTCGTGTCGCTTTGCCGCCTCGATCCGCGCCACGCCCGCGCCATCTGGCGCAGCGTCGAGGGCGAGCGGTTCGTACGGGCGCTTCAGGGCGAACCGATCCCGCTGGTCAAGACGCGGCGCGGCGGGTTCGGCAACAGCAAGGTGTTGGCGCCCGAGTTCCGGGCGCCGGCCGAGGCCTATCTGGTTTCGCGCTGGCTGCTGGAAAAAGCATCGGCGCGGCTGCGGCGCGACGGGCGCGTCGCTGGCAGCTTCAGCCTGCACCTGTCACCGCTAGGCCGCTATCCGTGGGCGCGATCTATGCGCTGCGCCCCGACGCAAGACACTCTGGAATTCATGCGGATGAACCGGGCGCTCTGGCGCCGGGCATGGCCGGAGATCCGCGGCACGCAGCTGCTGAGCATCGGCGTGCATCTGGGCGACGTGGATCATCTGAACTCGCGCACCGGCGACCTCCTGTTGCCGGTCGCACCGGCCGAGCGAACCCTGGGCGAGCGCGCATCGGCGGCGGCGGACTTCATCAACCAGCGCTTCGGCCCCGGGACGATCCAGTTCGGGATCAACCGGCCGCATCCGGGGTTCTTTGAGCGGGGTTAAGCCACAATCCGCAGCGCACCGTCCGGCAGCGGCCGCTGCATATGGCGAACCTCGTCCCAAGGCAGGTTGAGCCATGCGTCCCATTCCTCGCACGTGCGCAGGATCACCGGCATGGCCTTGGGATGGACTGCCCCGACCTCGGCATTCGGCTCGGTGGTGAGGAAACCGAACAGGTCATCCTCGGTCTCACCGTCGCGGACCTTGCGGATGCTGACCCATCCATCAACGCAGATCCCGGCGAACATCATGGGACGGCCGTCGGCGCTTTCGAACCAGACTGGGCGTCCGTCCGGGCCCGGTTCGGCGAACCGCTTGACCGGGACAAGACACCGATGTTCGATGCCGAGCCAGCGGCGCCAATGGGGGCTGCCCACGTTGCGGATGTTGGTCACACCGGCGTCGCGTCCGGACTTGCTCAGGTATCGCGGCGGCGACGGCATGCCCCAGCGCGCCTTGACCAACTGAAGCCCGGCCCCACCCTTGCGCACGATAGGCAACGTCCGATCCGGGAACGCCTCATCGAACCACGGTTCGTTGCCGGTCAGGTTCTCGACCTCATAGTCATACACTCGGCGGAATTCGTCATAGCTCTCGGGCGGGACATACTGGTTGCACAAAGGGGGCGGCCTCCGAATCGTCAGTCCTACGATGGTAGCGTGCATGATCAGGTGCCTGAAACGCAAAAAAAGCCCCCGCCCCGGGCGAACCGGGACGGGGGCGTAAGCGCTATGCGGTGCGGCGGTCAATCCAAAGGCCAGCAGCCTGCATGGTGATCACCGCGGCGGCGGCCATTGCTGCCACCACCATGAGGATTAGGATCGGCACGGTCAGGCGGCGCCCGCTCGGCGCAGGGCGTCGGCCAGCTTGTCGACGGCCGCGCTGCTCGCCTCCTTGACCTTCTCGGCCGCGACCTGCTCCAGCTTGGCCTTGGCGAGATCGGTCAGCACCTCGGGCGCCGGCTGCAGATTGATGATCGCGTCGGGGACGCTTCTGCGAGCATAGGCGAGGATCAGGTCGAGGGCTGCCTTCCCGGTCAGCCTGCGCTCAAGCGCAAGCTGGGCGCCGGTGAAAAGGGCCCAATGGAGCGCCTCGCGGTGCTTCGCCTCGACCTCGATGCCCCATCGCTTGCTGGCCTGCCTCACGCCCCAGCCGATGATGGCGGTGATCGCGAGGCCGATCAGTTCGAGGAGATGCGGCGCGGCCGCGTTGATGATGGTCTGCATGATGATGATGCTCCTCAGTAGGTGGAAAGCTCGCGCGCGACCAGGTCGCGCAGGCGGTCGCCGACGGTGATCGGATCGTCCGGCGCCGACATGCCCGGCAGCACGGTGATGTCCCACTTGCTGCGCTGCACCACGCCGAGCGTGGGCTGCACCTCGGCATGCGACAGCGTGGACCAGCGCGAGACCGGGATGTCATAGGTCCGGCACAGCCGCGCAGTCTCGCGCGCGAGAGCCGAGACCTGCGCCGGCGTGATCGGCGCCTTGCCCCAGGCAAACGGCCGCTCTTGGGCCCCGGCCATGGCACAGATCGACAGCCCGATAGCGCCGCCGTTGGCGTTGAGGGTGTGCGAGCGCGAGGTGGTCGGATCGACCGGCCAGCGAATCTTGCCCTCGCCATCGATCAGCGCGTGATACGACCGCAGGTCCACGGCATTCGGGCTGTAGCCGCCCGCGGTCCAGTGCCAGTGGATGCGCGTGATCCCGGTCGGGTGCTGGAACGGCAGGCCGCGCTCCCGCTGCGCCTCGATGGCGGCGGCATAGGCAGCGCGGGTGCGCGGCCCGTCGATTCCGTCGATGGGTCCGGGCCAAAAGCCCAGGGCGGCGCAGCGCGCCTGCCGCGCGCGCACCGCGTTCATGACTGCTGTCATGTCGGTTTCTCCAATGCAAAAAGCCCCGCGCGAGGCGGGGCGACGTGGCGGGGTGTTCCGCGTTCATTCCCGGTTCGGTCTCGGTTCTGAACTGATCGGTTTAGATATGATCTGGGTTTGGTCCCGCGCGTTCTCCGGGCACCCCTTGCAGCCGACCGCGCTCCGCCGCAAAACGCCGCCATGAAAGCGACGCACGACGAATCCACCTTCACGCTGACCGGCGAGATCTGGTCGGCCACCTATCCCCTGGACGAGCTGCCGAAATGGCTGCGCTGGTATCGCAGCCGCAAGGCGCGGTTCCCCAAGGCGGGGGACAGCTACGACGCGACCATTGCCGCGCTGGAGGGGTTGGCGGCAGAGCTGGGTGTTACCGCTGACGAAGGTTGACCTCGCGCCTCACGGGTTCGGCCCGCGCTCCAGCCGAGATTCGATCTTGCGCAGACTATCGAGGATCAGCACCATGCGCTCGTCCTGCCGCGCAGCGGTCGTCTCCAATGCGCGGATGCGCGCCTCGTTGGCAGCCGACTGCGCCGTGACTGCCGTGATATCCGACGCCATATCTGCGGCCCGACCGGACAGGTTTCCCCAGGCGACTGCAACCGCAACCAGCATGCTGCCCGCCAGGAGAAGGTTGCCTGTACTGATCCTGTTATCGACTGACGGCACTATGCTCATCTCCTCGTCCTCATGTGATTGGCGCGCATCACACCAACGCCACCCCGGCCCGCTGTGCCGCGACCGCCTCAAGTGCATCCTCATCCCGGACCCCTCGGACGTAGGCTGCATAGTAGAGCCGCCCGGAAGTGGACTGTGCGGCTGTCCCGAACAACCTCGTCGGCGTCTGGTCGTCCGCAAAATTCACACCAGTGAAACTGGTATTTTCGGCCTGCCCGCCACCGTTGACCCTGCACCGAGCCGCCACATTCGCCACGTCGCGGCGGGCCGAAACAACCACGTCGGCATTCAGCGCCAGCGGTGCGCCCGTCAGTTCATAACCAGTTGAGATGTCCAGATTTACGGCGAGATTGCCGTCGACCCGCGATATTTGTAGGGCGAGGAAACTGTTAGAACTGATGCCATCCTGCGAGACGATCCCATAAGTCGATCCGCCACTGACACCGGTCAGGCGCAGGCCCGCAATGAAAGTAAAATCGTTGTGACGGATCGGGTTTGCAATCTCGAACCTCGCATCCAGGGGGATGTCGATCCAATACCTGTCGCCATCGCTCTGCCATGTGGGTATGCCTGTTGCCGCTACCCCCAAAACAGCGTCCCGACCCTGCCCCGAGCGATCCTTGATGCGCCGAACAGGTTGGCCCACATCGGTGACGGGCACCTCTCCATCCCGGTCCTGAAACAGGGAGGCGGCAACCCTCGCGTCGAATACGAAGGCGCGATCCGCCCCCGAAACGAAATCCTGCCGGGCTTTCGCAGCGCCCGTCGCCCAGCCCGTATTGCCGAAATCACCAGGCACGATGATGCCAAGTCCAGCCATTACAGAGTCTCCTCGATGATGATGAATTGATGCGAGCCGCGCCCGATGCAGCGCGCGGAGAACTCCTGTGCCGAAAAATCGGCGATCCACATGTTGAACAGGTCGGTCGCACCGGATGTATCGACGGCGCCGTGCGCATCGAAAACCGTTCCGTCATGGCCCGCGATGGCCAGAAACTTCGGACTGCCATCGACCCCGGAAACCTGATCGTAGAGACCGGGCGTGAGCGCGTTCGTGGTGCCGCCGATCATGCCCGAGCCGAGTTGCCGGATGCCGCCGGTCGGATCGGTGATCCAGCGCAAATCATTGGTCGTAGCAGGCAGGCCCGCATCCCAGTCCATGCGCAGCCGCGCTGTCATCGAGATGCGATGCTCATGCCCGCACCAATAGCCCCTCATCAGGCCCGCGTAATCCTCCATGATCGGCCAGATGGTCGATTTCAGGGTGCGGGCCTGACCATCGCTGGTCTCCCACGCGGACCAGTAGCCATAAAGGGCGGGGCTGTGCCCCACCACATTCAGGTGCCGCACCCGAGGGGCCATCTCGGCCAGACGAGCCGCCAGCCAATCGGCCTGTGATGCCAAAGGCACCGTGTGATGCGTCTCTATGGAGACAAATCCGACCTCGCGCCCGATGCTGATCGCCCATGCGCTGCGATTGACGTAATCCCTACCCTCTGGGTCGAACCCAAGGCTGAATATATCAACCATCATTCCCGGCGTCCCGTCGCCCCCCATGAGCGCGTTTCCGGTCCCTGCTGCGTTCCGGCCCTCGTGGTTGCCCAGTGTCGCCGCCACCGGCACCAGCGCGCCGTCGCGCCGCCAGTCGCGAGACAGGCCCGCCATGAACCCAAGCCAGCGCTCGCCCATGGCTTGGGTCCACAAGCCATCGTCGTTCACAAAATCGCCATTGAAGATGAGCAGATCGCATTCTTGCGCCGCGAAGATGCCGCCGAACTCGGCCAGCAGTGACCCGGAGTCATAGGTGGTGCGCTGATAATCCGATGCCACGCAAACCCGAACAGCGGCGCGCCGCGACGTGCGGACGCGATCCGTGAACGTCGCCCCCGGCCAGCGCAACTCATAGACCGTATCAGGGGCCAGACCGTCCATCAGCGCGGTGTGCAGGTGCAGGCCGTCAATCTCAGGCCAAGGACGGCGTCGATGGGACGCCACCTGCGTCCACGCCCCGGCACCGTCAACTCTGTATTCCAGCGCCACAGCATCCGCGCTGTCGCTCACCCAAGTCAGCAGCAGGTTTTGGCTGGGGTCGCGGTGAGGCTCGGCGAACGCGAACTGGACCGTCTGAGGTGGACCGTCGCCGCCCGGATCGAAGCCAATCGCCGCGAAACTACCATCGTCTCGCCAGCCGCCAGCGATATTGCCCTCGGCGTCGGTGATCGGCAGCACCCAGCCCGGCGCATCAACTGGCCGCATCAGCGCCTCTCCGATCTGCATGACCCCGGCGCGCGTAACGCCCGACAGGCCGACCTCGAAAGCGCGGTTGCCGTCATCGTCGTCAACTGACAGCGCCGCATCGCCAGCGCCGATGACCACATGCGGGATGCGATCAAGCTTGCCTTGCAGCGCCGCCGTGTCGGCCTTCTGATCCAGCGCCTCGTCCAGCCCGTCGAGCAGCGCGATCAGCCCCGGAATATCCCCCATGGCCGTGGTCACGGGTCGCAGGCTGCCCGGTGTTTCAGCACCCCCGACGACGGACACGCGATACTGGTAGTGGCGTCCGCTGACGATGGTATCGGCCGGCAGCGTCGCGGCAGCACCCGATCCGGGCAGGATATTATAGGTGATGTCGTTGATCGTGATCGTCGCGGGGCCGGTGTTCGTCGCCGCAGCCGTGAAGACAATCACTTGCCCCATGACCAGCGTGGTGAAGCCCAGCTGCGGGGCGATCGTCGCCGTGATTGCATCGCCCGTCCCGCCAATGCTAGTGAGCGGCACCGGGCCGAGGTGGCGAAGGGCGGAGAAGTCGGCCTTCGCATCCAGCAGCGCCTCGTTCGGCACCCGCATGAGCACCCCCCAGCGCGGGGCAGTCTCGAACAGCGGATCGTCAGAGGTCGCGTTGAAGCCACGCACGACCAGGTAATCGCCGTCGGGGTGGAAGGCGAGGCCCTTGGATCCGGGCAGCGCAGACTGACCCGTGCTAACCATCGCCGCGCGCGAGGTGAAGAACGCGCCGCTGTTGGCGAGGTCGGCCTTATCGTCCAACTCGTCCAGGATGTCCTGCAGCGCTGAGGGATCACCCGTCGTCTGCGCCAAGGTGATAAACAGATCGCGCAGGTCGCGCTTCCAAATTGCCCGGCGCGCCGTGGACCTGTCGCCCACCGGCAGGGGTCCAACACCACCCTGCCCGTCCCCTGTATAGCCCTCATGGTCGCGCAGCAGGCGATTGACGTCGTCGATGAAAGGCATGGCCCCTCCAATGCAAAAAGGCCCGCCAGAGCGAGCCTATAGGTCAGTGATTTTTGGTCAGTGTCAGGGGGTGGTGATGCTCGCCGGGCCAGCCGGCGTGCCCTCGACGCTGCTGACGTTGGCAGCGACGACCCAATAGTAATAGGTCGTCGCCGCGCTGATCGCGTCGTCCTGATATTCGCTGATCTGGCCCGAAGCGCCGCCCGTCGAGCCGATCATGGTCGCAGTGCCGAAATCATTCGTCCCGTTGCGATAGACCCGGATGCTGGCAAAGGCGCCGGTCGGGTTGCGCCACGACAGGTGGACATAGCCCGAGCCGTTCGATGGGATCAGCTCGGACGGCTGGCCCGGCGGCGTGGCATCAACCTGGATGGTGATGCTGCCAAGGTTCTCCCAGTCATCGACGCCCTCAAACAAGCCCGTCCAGCGGGCCCGCACAGCATAGATGGCGCGGTCACTGATTGCCGGCGAGGTTGCGATCATCCCGGACGAAACCATTCGCTGCCAGTAACCCGCCTCCGGAGAAACCATGCTGTATTCGGCCTGCACCACCAGATCGTCCCTGTCGGGGATCGGGACTGCGGCAACCTCGATCACCGCCTGCGCCGTCGTGCCGGTCGTGTTGATGATCCGTTGCGTCACTACCGCATCCAGTTCGGGCGGCGCGTCCAGTTCCGGGGTGGGCGGCGCGACGATCAATTCGCCCTCTTCCTCGGGGTCCCATGCTTCGGACGCGCGGTCCACCTTCGCCAGTTCGATACGGCATTCCAGATTGATCGGGTCAAACTGGTGGTTCAGCACCTCGTATTCCCCGACGATCTGCCGGCCGCTGCCATCCTCGGGCCGGTAGTCCAGCAGGATGGTATGGCGCTGGCCGGCGAAGCGCGGATAACGGGCCTTGAGGCCAGCCAGGTTGGTGACGACCTCGACCTTGGCGCGGTTGTCGTCGTGGATCTGCTTCTTCGCCAGTCGGCGCGCCTGCGACTGGTTCGGGCACATCTCCATGCGGTATTCGGCCGATACCTCGCCTTCCTCGGCCAGCCGATCCTCATCCCGCCACGGTTCCAACTCGGTGACGGTGAACTTCTGGTCCTCGGACAGGAAAAACGGCACCAGGACGTTATAGCCGTCGCGCTCGTTGATCGCCTCCTTGGTGACGATGGACGAAATGTCCTTGGCCGTCAGCGTGGTCGCCGGCGTGCCGAAACCGCCGCCGATCAGGCCGATCTTGCCGTCCTGCGTCTCATAGGCCCGGATGCCGCTGCTGGCATGCATGCGGTCCAGCACATCGACAGGGCCTTCGTCCAGCGTCCAGTAGCCCCAGAGCCGCAGGTTCGGCGCCGTGCCCCCGGCCTTCTGCGGGATCGGCAGGTCGGCCACATCGGCCATGGCCTCGACGCTGAGCCAGTCCACCTCGCCCGATGCCAGCCGGTAGCCGTCCGCATGGGTCAGGTAATGCGCGATGACCAGCGCCGCATTGTCGCCATAGGCCGAGGTATTGCTGCGCGGATCATGGATCGCCTGCCCCTCGATCACCCATTGCACCGCCGTGTTGTAGGATTTCGGAAAAATCTTCGCAAAATCCTCGGGTGCCGGCGCTTTCATGCGGACCAGGAAGGTGGCCTGACTCTGCAACCGGCGATTTGCGCCCCAGGTCGCCGGAAACGCATCCGACAGCGCCGGGTAATTGCCCCCCTGCCCCGATCCGTCACGAGTGGCGACCCACATGAACCCTGCCTTGTCCGTGCTGGTGACAGCGCCGCTGGATACCGTGACCGGTTCTCCATCAACCCAGAACTCGGCAAAGCTGTTGATCCTGCCGTGTCCAATGACGACCAGCTGATAGAGCATCCCGGATTTGGTATGGAAGAAAGCCCTGATGCCGCCCGTGAGGTTCTTGCCGACGTAGATCCGCCGCGCCGCTTCCGTCTGGTTGAGGACCGCCTGGATTTCCGAGACGGGGATGTTGATCTTCGGCTGCAACGCGCGAGATATGCCGATGGCAATGGCAGCCGCGCCGATCTGGCCTACCGCCATGCCAATGGCCGCTGCGCCGTAAAAGCCGAAGGAGGCAACCAAGGCATTGGCAAAGACCGCGTTGAATGCCCACGTGATGCCGGCGGCGATCGCACTGAAAATTGCCATTATTTCACCATCTGGATTTCAGCGACGCGGTATCCCGACCGCTCAAGGATGCGCTGCGCCGCACCACCGTTGCATGACATGGCGATCATCGCCGCGCCCCGACCTTGCGCCCATGTCTCGAAGGCCCGCAGCAAGCGCAGACCCGAGCGATCCTCGGCAAACCAGCCGAGTTCATAGGCCACCAGATCGCGGCTGATGAACGTGTCGCCAATGCGCCCGGCGATGAAGCCTCCGCCCGTGACCAGCACCACGCCGGCAGGATCGCAAATCAGCCCGGCCAGCGTCTCGCCGGCCTTGATGCGGTCCACCGGCAACCCGTTGACGGTCGCGGCCAGCTTCTCGATCAGGTCGATGACGCGGGGGATGTCATCCATCCCGGCGGGCCTGATCAACTCCCCGGCACCCATGTGATCGCCTTATCCTTGAGCGTCGGCAACAACTCCAGCCCGGTATCTCCGGGATAGCGGCGCTGCTGATCGGTATGCGTCCAGCGCCCATAGGGAGGTTTCCCCTGCTGCGACATGCGCCCGTAGCATTCCAGTTCGATGGTGCGGGCGTCTGCGCTGGACGTGCTGGTCATGTCCTTCATGCGGCCGACGAACACGCTCATCGGATCGCCGATCAGCCGCCCCCGGTGTTCGCCGTCGCGCTCGTCCGTCGCGAAAAGCTGATACAGCACCTGCACCCGGCGCCCGTTCACCTCGGCACCCTGATCGTCGCAGAGCGCGATCATCTCGGGCGAGGCGTTCGGGATCGTGAACCGCACCATGCCCGCCGACAGGCCATAGGTCAGTTCCATGGCGCTGATCTGGATCACGTCGCCCGTGCCCTGATATTCGACCCCGCCAGCGGTCAGCGGACCATAGCCGAGCCACCAGTTCTTGGGGTTGGTCTTGAAATCCATCTGGCACAGGATCGTGCAGCCGGTGACGCCGTTGCGCAGAACTTCGTCGGGAATGTCGTGGATGCTCATCAGAATGCCTCCACCAGCGACAGGGCCGAGGAACGGAAGCGCCCCGTCCCGAGGCCGATCTGGTCGCCGCTCTCCATCATCACCTTGAGCCGTAGCTGATCCACGATCACCACTGCCCCGGACGGCTGCGCCTCGCGGAGGTTCGGCATGATCGAAACGCGGATCGCGGTCTCGCTCTCCCCGATTGAGGTAGTGTTGACCACCTGGTGCAGGCGGTTACCCAGGCTGATGAAATGGCCCGGCCACAGTTGCGACAGGGCCGGCTTGTTGACGTCGATATAGCTGGCCCTGTGCGCAGCGGCAGCACGCAGGGTGAAGCCGTCGAACGGCTCGCCGAGGAAGCCGACATGATCGAAGGTATAGGCCGGAGCCATGTCGCAGCCGGTCAGCCGCCGGCCGTTCTCGTCGTTCGGCCGCCATTGCGTGCAGACCGGGACAACGCAGGTGGTGCCAGCCGCGCTCATCTGGGTGATGAACGACGAAAGGGCTAGGTGCGACTGCATGTCGTGGGCCAGCACCGTCATGTCCAGCCGCCAGAAGCCGTTGAGCGCCGGCTTTGCGAACGTCTCTCCGTCGATGTTGGTGAAGGGCTGGAAGCGCAGCCCCTCAAGCTTTGGCACCGAGGATTGCAGCTTGACCGGGAACGGGAACGAAACCTGCATCAGCGGCCACCCCTGAGATATTGCTGGTCCGACTGGCGCCGGTTATTCGAGGCGATGGCCTGCGAGACGGTCAGGATCACCTCGTCCTTGGTCACGTAATCGGCCGATACCACCGCGCCGGGCGCGTTGTTGTTGATGGTGATCTTGGGGGCGCTACCGCCCTGCCCGCCGCGCAGTGCGGCCTGTGCCTGGGACACGCTAAGGATGCGCCCGTTGACCGCGGGGACGAAGGGCTCCGGTCCCTTCTCGCCGACGACATAAGCTTTGCCGGCCATGACCGGGCCACCGGAAGCACGGAAGCCCGAGAACATGCCGCCAAAGAGATTGCCCAGCACGCTGGACCCACCACCAAACGGGTTGAACTGCCCGGCGAGCGCATTGCGGATACCAGATTTCAGGATGTCGCTGGCGATCTGCTTGAAAACCTGCGCCAAGCCTTCCCGCAGGCTTTCGCCAGCCACCAGCGCGCCTGCGAAGGCGTCGGCAATGCCGTCAACGGCCTGGTCGAATTGCTGCTGCGCAATCTCGGCCTTTTCCAGCTGATCGGTGAGGTATCCGACATGATCGGCATGCTCCATGATATTCTGGCGCAGCTTATCGTCGATGGGGAGGCCGGCTTTCTTCGCGGCATCCAGCAATTCCCACTGCGCACGCAGCTTGGCAGTCTCCTGCGCCGACTTGCCGACCAGCTCTATCTCCCGCTCCAGGTTTTCCAGATCGCGGCCAGCGTCCTCGAAGATATCGGTGACCGTCGTTCCCTTTTTGCCCTTTTCGCCGCCGGACTTCCGGCCGCCGCCGCCCGAGCGCGCGGAACGGCCTTCCTCGGCGCGACGGGCGTCTGCGGCGGCCTGTTCGATAGCAAGCTGCCTCGCCTGCTCCTCGGTGATAGCCGCCTGGGAGGTGGCGGCATCTTTCATGATTCGCGCTGTCCGATCCTCTATATCCCGCTGCTCCCGGCTGAGAGCATTGAGCCGACGCTGCTCGTCCAGAAATGCCTGGGTAGTTGCACCTTGCTTCTCAAGCGAGGTGTCGTCGCCACCAGTGCCCGGGCGCATCGCCACCGTGGCCGCGATGGTCGATGCAGTTCGGATCGCCGCCGCGCGCAGTTCGCCAAGGGCCTTGATGGCATTTGCGATATCACCGTGCAGGCCATTAAAGTCTGCGCGGGTGCTTCCGAGTTCCTCAATCGCATCGGCAGCCTCTTGGGCGGACTTCTCGCCCTTGTTCATTTCCGCGATGATGTCCCTGATTTCCTGCACAACCACGTCGCCGAGACCTTGAAGGTTGGCAACGTGATGCAGCTCATCCAGAAGCCCCTCTACAGATGCGGCTGCCGAGTCGATCTCGACCGCCACGCCATCGAACAGGAGGCCAGTGGTTAATGCGTCCGACACACCTGCCACGTCCCGCATCGCCGCCGCATATTGTTGTGCCGCGGCACCCAGGCCGGATGTATCAATGGCGGCGACGCTGCGCGCAAACTCATCAGCAGAGATTTTTCCTCGCTGATAAGCCTCTGCGAGATCACGCATCTGCTTGAGCAAAGGCAGGTCGCCTTTGTCAAAAGCCGCATAGAAATGGTCAACCTGCTGGATCATCCTGCCCAGCTCGCTGTCGTCGCCTTTGATCCAGGACCAAAACCCGCCAGTGCCCTTGATATCTTCGAGGCCCTTGCGGAACCGCTCGATGCGGGCCAACTGATCCTCGGTGCCGATGCCATCGGCAGCATCTGCGACCTCTTCCAGCGCCACGGCAGCATCTGGCGCGTAAAGCCCCAGGCTTTGCAACTCATCCCGCAGATCCCTGCTGCGCTGTTCCGCCTCTCGGGCACGATCCGAGTAAAGCAGGACACCGCCAGCGAGCAGACCGCCGATAACCATGCCCAGCGGCCCCGCCGCCGCGCTCAACCCACCGATTGCGGTGCCGACGCTGGCCATGGAGGTAGCCGCGCGCAGGGCAGCGCCGAACTTGATCAGCACCCCGGTTGCGGCGCCAAGCTTGGTGATCATGCCCCCGATAGAGCGGCCGAGCATACCGGCCGCAAGAACCGCGGCAAGCTTCAGGCCGGAATCGGCGACGGTATCGAAATTGTCGGCGATGACCGTAAGCGCCTCGGCGATCCGGCCCGACATCCCGACAGCATCGTCCCCGCGCCCGACATATTCCAGCAGGGCGTTGTTCAGGAGCATGAAGCCATCCTGGATCGTGGCGGGCATCTCACCAGCCTCGCGCCGGAGCTTTTCCATCTCCTTCGAGATGCCGAGCAGTTCGCGGCGCCCGATTTTCCCTTCCGACCCCAGCTTGCGCAGCTCCATGGTTGTGACACCCATGGAATCGGCGAGGGCCTGTGCGACACGTCCGCCGGAATCGATCACCGTATTCAGGTTGTCACCCTGGAGCGATCCGAGCGCCATCGCCTTGGAGAGCGCACTCATGACACGTTCGGCGGTCTGACCCTTGGCGCCGGACACAACCAGGGCGTTGTTCAGGCTTTCCACGAAGTCCAGTTGGCGATCCGTCGAAACGCCAAGTTCGGTCAGCGTGGTCGAGAATGCCAGGTATCCCTCGGCGGTCTGGCTGAGGTCGGAATAGGTGCGACGCGCCATCTCGCTGACGCGGCGCATGACCTCATTGCCTTTCTCCATGCTGCCCGCCGCCAGGTTCACCCGGCTGGTCAGGTCGGTCCACTGCCCCGTCATGCGGATCAGTTCCCGGCCACCAAGCGCCGCAGCAATGCCGGCGAACGGCGCGATCAGCGACTTGGCGGCCCGCGATCCGATACCATCCAGATTGCGCTGCATCGCAAGGAACCGCTTTTCGATGTCGCGGGCCTGACGGTTGGTGACGCCAACGGCCTTGCGCATTTCGCGCTCATAGCCTTTGATGTCTGCTGAAAGCTGAACGACCAACTTCTCTAGATCAGTAGCCATATTGGGGGACCAGTGCTTAAGGTTTTTACATTTTTGTCCGCAATTATAATCGCGTCACTTCCTGCCTTGTCTTGGGAGGTCGTGGAGGGCTGGCGGGATCCGATTAGCGGCCACAAATACACTGCTGCCAGCGAAACAAATTCCGAAGGATTTTCCATCCATATTTTTCGAGATACAGACGGGAAAGTTCGCGCCCTGTACTCTCTTCCAATCAGCACGTTTGATAGGATGCCGACAAACGGTAGAGTTCTTGCCATTCGGCCGGGAAACTTTGAACCATCGGAAATAGAAGCATCGGATTTGAATTCCGGCGTTCTTGAAAAGGCGAAGTCAAACGGGCAAAGCGTGAGAGCCACACTTTGGCACGGTCAAGACCCAGCCCCAACGCGCGGCACACTGCGCAATATGCTCGACAGCGACACTCTTTTTGCTCGCTTCTATACCGACACCGGCTCAACCGTCGACACAGAATGGAGCCTGAAAGGAGCGGCTGGAATTATTGGAAAAGCCGCTCAGTTTTCAACCACTGCATCGACAGACGATATAAACTGGTCAAATACCCAAGCAGACCTTCTGATTTCTGCAACCAATCGATGCAATGGTGATATAAAATGCATAAAAGAAACGGCTTCCTGCATGCATTTTATCACGGAAAGCCGCGACGTTGATAGTTTCAACCAGTGCGTTGGAAAGTTCGGGCGATAGCCCCAACTACCCCATCCTCTCAACAACCCCCTGCCACAGATCATCCTCATCCTGCTGCGACATGGGCTGATCATCGGCCGAGGTGTTGGCGGCGATCCAGCCCGCGATGGCGGCGCTGAATTCCCACCAGCTGCACCGCCTCACCTCCGACGGGCTCATGCCGGCGGCGAGACCGTTTCCGAAGACGTCCGCGAACCTGATTTTGCCGCGCGGGAGCGGTTCGCGGTCTTCTTCTTTCCCGCCCCGGGCTTTTTTGGCTCATCATCCGGTGCACCAGCCAGCGCCACGCCGAGGATCGCATAGGCCGTCTGGATGTTTTCGTTCAGTTGGCCCGGTCCAACATAGGCGCGGACCTTTTGCAGCGCCTCGACGGCTGGCATGCCCCCACCGATGAGACCCAGCCTGATAGGCTCGATGACGTAGCTGGCATTGGCATCCTTGGGCGGGGCGAACCCGGCCGTGCGGGCCAGGAGCGAGACCTCCAACGCCCATTGGATATACCAGGGGCCGGCATCGCATTTTTCCTGAAGCTCGGCCAGCTGCTCGATCTTCAGGGCGAACGGATAGGTTCCGTCCGCCCAGTCAAGCGTTAACTGCGCACTGCGGGACATCAGGCCGGCACCCGCTCGTATTCGACAGGTCCGTCCGACTGCATGCTGACGTTGGACGTGACCCGCTGGCCCTCAGGCGATCCGATCTCCAGGCTCTCGACGTGAAAGCGCCCGGTGTAGAGTTCCTTGCTGCCGTCGGGCCACTCGATCTCAACCTCGCATTCGATGCTGTCGGCGCTTGCCAGCGCGGCCTCCCACGTCGGGACGGATTGCCGGGCCATCACGCCCTGCCCCGAAATCGAGGCCGTCATCGAGACGGTGTCGCGCTCGACCCAATCGACGATGTCGTCTCCCCCCTCGCAATAGGGCGTGACGGTCTCTCCGAAGGTTTTGGAGCGATTGAACGACTTTTCGGTGAAGCCGCAGGGAGCGATGAACTCAGGCGGCTCTGCCCCATTCGACAGGCGGACGAACATCTTCTTCGAGCGCGTGGTGGTGGCTTTGACAGGCGTTACAGCCATGGTGGTCTCCATGAAATTGCCCGCCGGTCAGGGCAGGCGTTGATGAGAGGGGTCTGGGCGCTATAGCCCGCTGGCAACCTGGCGCGCGGCGTCGCGCACGGCCTTGCGAACCTCGCGCGCGGCAGGTTTCCTGTTCGCACGCCAGGAAACGTAGAAGAACGGCTGCGCATCCATCTTCTTCGTGCCGAACTCGACCCATGCCACATAATAGGCGTCATCTGGGCCGCGGGATTTGTCGCGCGAGCCGGCGAAAACCGTGATCGTCAGATCGCCGCCAACACCGGCACCCTTGAGCGTAGCCACAACCATGGAGCCTTTGGGCGCCTTCCCCCATGTCCAGCCGATGCTGTCACGCAGCGCGCCGGCTCGGCGACGGGCGTCGGGCTCTTTCAGCACCGGGACAAGGCTCTTCATCATGGCGACGATCTCGTCAGCCGCCTCGGCCATCTTCGTCTGGATTTGGTCCTTTGCGACCTTGGGGAGCCGGTCAAGCTTCCGCTGGAGCTTCGCCAGCCCCATGATCGTCGCGCCCCGTGCCATGGCCGCCTCCTGATTTCGGGTTGTCGATCCTGACCGCGGCCCCTTTGGCGAGGGCGGCATTGGCGCAGCGGCGCGTGACGCGCATCCGCATGCCGGCGTCATACCGGATCGAAACATTCGACTTCGGACACCACCGGAAGGTTTCGGTGAAGAGAACCCACATCACGAGCCATCCACCAATGCGCGGACGGTGACGATCCCATGCGCAACCTTCTCATCGGGATCGCCGATCACCGACCAGCTGGTGACATCGACCAGAACCAGCGCATAGGGGTCCGCCAATTCCAGGTCGGAATGCCTGATCGACTGCCGAACCGCGCCGCAGATCGTCTTGGCCGACATCTGCGATCCACCTTCCTGCGTCCAGATATCGATCTGCTGGAAGCATTCGGACCCGTCGACACAATCGGCGCTGTCGTCGATTTCCTGCGCGGGACCGAGGGTCAGGTAGGGATACGAGGCGCCGACAGGGGCGTTGTCGAATATCCGCTCCCCGAGATGCCCCGAGACGGCCGGGTCGGCCTTGAGATGCGCGATCAGCGCGATCTGGAGCGCGGCGCTGGCACTCACGGCGCCTTCCCTCCCTCGACGACGACGTAGACCCAGGCGGGATCGGTGATGCCGTCCACCTCGAGAATTGCGTAGACTGCGGCGCGGCGGGTATCCCGCATCTGCCAGTCGGTGGTAACCGAGCGCGCGGCCGCACAGGACCGAACGCGGATCTTGAATATCGGGCGCCCCTCAAGGCGTGCGGCCTCGACCACTTCCGAGCCGGTCGAATACAGAAACTGCGCGCGGCAGGAGTGGCGCTGTTCCCAGGTTGTCGAGGTGACGCCCCCGGGGCCGGAAACCTGCACAGGCACGTCGAAGGCCACGGCCTCTTTCAGCCTCGCCGTCTGCACCGCGGCCTTCACCATAGCAACCTCCTGCCGGAAAACCGGCGCCGCAACTGTTCCTCGGTCAGCGGATCGTCGTGGTCGTAGATCTGCTTGACCATGTGCAGGATGTTCATCCGGTCGGCCGGATCGAGTGGCGCGACAGCGGGACTGTCGGCGGGCAGATCGGCACCGGCGACCACTTCGAACCAGACCGGAAACGCCACATCCGCCAGGTCCGGCCGGGGCCAGTCGGAGTAGATGCCCAGGTATCCGCCCTGCGAACAGGGCACGAAGCGGTAGGCGGTCAAGGCCAACTCGACCTCCTGCATGGCCGGGTCCAGATAGAACACGCCGGCGATGCTGCGGATCGGATCGAGATCGATCGGTATGCGCGTGAACCAGCCCGCCGACCGGAACCGGAACACGGTCTGGGCGACGATGCGCCGCGCGAAGTCCTCGTAGCGCCGGGTCTCGCCGTCGATCAGATCGCGGATCATGTCGTCGTCATCGTCGAAATCGACCCGCAGCACCTTCTTGGCGGCGTCCAGGTCAATCGGCAGATCGGTTGACCGCGAGATCATGATCGGCATGCAGCGCCTCCATCAGCGGGGTTTTCGGATAGGCCGTCAGCGCGGAAACCGCACTGGCGTTGATGACCTCGACCCCGAGCAACGCGAGATCGGTTGCGGCGGCATCGATGATCCGCCGCCAGCGGGCCGTCGATTGCTCCGAGGGGTTGTTCATACCCTCATGCGCACCGTGCCAGTGCAGGCCGGCCTCGACCTGCATGTCGTAGCCGACCAGGACGATCCGCCGGGCGCCGAACTGAACCGCGAGGTTCAGCGCGTGAAACCCGCTGTTGCCGCCCCAACCGATGACACCCGGCCTGTCGGTCAGGATGCGGTCCACGGTCTGCTGCACCCGGATCGACCGGACGCCCCAGGGCTTGCGATCCACGGCGGGATCGGCGCCGAGCTTCAGGCCGGCAAACCCGGACGCACCGCTGTAGTGGCGCCACCACGCCAGGTCGCAGGCATAGAGCACATCCGCCCAGGGGCAGAGATGCCAGCTGTTGTTGATCGCGATTACGCGGGTTTGCCCTCGGAGGGCTGCGAGGCCTGCCCGCTCGTCTCCGGCGCTGGGTCCGCCGGCGACGATGATGCAGGTTTCGCCTTGCCAGCGCGGCCACCAGCCCGGCGCGTATCCTTGGCATCCGCCCCGGAAACCGGACCCGGTTCCGAGGCTGGAATAGGGTCGGCAGCATCAGCTTCGACCGGAACGGCCCGCCCCGCCTTCACCAGCTTCTCGGCGATATGATCATCGATATCGGCGACCTGTCCGCGCCGCAGCGCGCCGTAGGAGCCGACCATTCCGCGCAATGCCTGGATCTTCATCTCGTTCCCCTGTCATGAGCGGGGCGCCCGAAGGCGCCCCAAGGTTGTCGTGAAGGATCAGGCGCTGGAGACCGGCGCACCGCTGGAAACCACCGTCGAGTTGAACTCGCCGGTGATCAGCGCGGCCGGGCGCTTGATCGCAAGCGCGAGCCGCTCCTCGGCGCGAACCGTGATCATGTTCTTGATGAAGTTGTCACGATCCTCGCTGGAAGCGATGACCTCGGGGTCCATGCGGTCGTAGATCGTCGCCGCGGCCTTGAAGGCGCCGGTCAGGAACTCATCGAGATCCATGGACTGGGTCTGCACCACGGGATGGCCCCAGAGCTGCGGGCCGGCCAGCTGCATGACGTTGGCGAAGATATAGCGGAACTCGCCATCCTTGGTCAGTTCGATCTGCGCCCAGTTCGTCGGATGCAGCACGATGCCGTCGGCCGGATACTCGGCCAGCGACGCTTGCAGGAGCGCCAGGCGCAGCGTGTCGATCATCGTCTCGCCCGCGACCGCGAAGGCCGGGACGAAGGCGGTCGCGGCCGTGACAAGACCCTCCAGGTTCTGGCCGACGCCATCGCCCTTCAGCAGCTGCCCCTCTTCGGCCAGCATCAGGCCGTAGCGCAGTTCCGTATCGATCTCGGTCTGGAGCTGCTGCGCATCCTCCATCGCCTGGCGCGACACATGCACGAAATGCGCGATGGTGCGCACCAGCGCGCTTTCCTGCGCCCAGATATAGTCCGACTCGGGCTTCTGCGCGCCCTCGGTGACCGGGCGGGCATTGTTGGTCCGCGTGGTCTGGCGCGCATATTCGATGGCGTTCGATCCGGTGCGCCCCTGCGAAAGCAGGTTGCGGATCGTCATCTGCCGGCGCGGCAGGCCGACGATCTCGGTCTCGCGATCCGACCAGATCAGCCCGCCGCCGCCCGGACGAACCGAGGTGATCGCCTGCTCGACATCGAGCGCGATGCGGACGGTGCCCTTGCAGCCGGCCTGCGCAAAGGCGCGCATGTCGTCATGCCTGGCCGCGCGCTCACCGAAGCTCTGGACCTGATCGCGGTTGCCGCGACCGCGCTGCGAAAGCTGCTGTTCCAGATCGGTGTTGCGCGTCTCCAGCTGCTCCAGACGGTCGGTCAGCTTCTGCTGTGCGTCCGTCAGGATCTTCTGCTGGGTCAGCAGCTGGTCGGCCGAGTTTTTCAGCTCGCGGGTCAGCTCGCCGGAATCGCGCGACTGGCGCAGCGCATCCTCGGCGGTGCGCTTCACGTCGCCGCCGATGCGATCCAGTTCCTGGCGGACCTCGCGCATCAGTTGCTCGATATTGCCCGGGTTGGCCTCCGCGTGCACGGCGCCGAGCGCGGCCTGCGGACGCGCAGCCATCAGGGCCGCAAGGGAGACTTGCGGCATGAGTGCCTTGTTCATCGTCTGTTTCCTCAGATGGATTTCATGGATTTGAGGAGGTTCTGCACCTCCTCGATGACGGCAGCGTCCTGCGTGCCGGACGGGGCAGCGCCGGGCTTGCCCCCTTTGAGCTCGGCGAGGATTTCCCGCGCCGCGCCGCGCGACAGCCCGGCCCGGGCTGCCAGCAGATCGAATTTCTTCTCGGCCCGAACCCGGGCCTCGCCCTCCTGCCGCGCCGAGGCCGAGACCTCGTCGGCCGCCAGCAGGCTGTCGGCGAAACCCTGATCGACGGCGGACTGCCCGCCGATCCAGGTCTCGCGATCCAGCATCTGGCCGAGCTTCTTGCCGTCCAGCCCGGTGCGCGCGGCATAGATATCGACCGAGGCGGAATCGAAGGGCTCCAGCCAGTCGGCCACCTCGCGCAACGCATGCCGGTCGCCGGCCGCGACGACCCAGGTGTTGTGGATCATCAGGAAGCCGGCGCGGCCGATCAGCACCTCGTCGCCGGCCATGGCGATCACCGAGGCGGCGGAGGCGGCGAGACCGAGGATCTTGACCGTAACCTTGGCAGGATGCTCGCGCAGCGTGTTGTAGATCGCCAGGCCCTCGAAGAAATCCCCGCCCGGGCTGTTGACGTTGACCACGACATCGCGCTTGCCGATCTGGCGCAGCGCCGCGGCGACGCGCTTGGCGGTGACGCCCTCGCCCCACCAGTCCTGGCCGATCACGTCGAGGACGGAAATCGAGGCCTCGGCATCATCCTCGGCGGCGGCGCGCACGTCGGGGTTCCAGCGCTCGATCACCTTGGCGCCGATATCCGAGCGCACGCCCGGCTTTGCCCCGACCATGGCTGCCGGCAGATCACGAATGCTCATCGCCCTTGTCCTTTTCCGTTATGCCGAGGAAATTCAGCAGCGCCTGCCGCAGCTGGCCGGTCGGCTTGTCCTGGCCGAGCGTTTCCAGCGGCGCGAGGCTGGTCTGGGCGAGAAGCCGATCCGTGCCGTCCTTGCGCGGCAGGTTCAGCTTGGCGCGGCCCTCGCCCGGGGTCATGATCGCCGACTGCACCATCCGCGAGATGAAGTTGGCCTTGGCCGTCGAATCCATCTGCAAGAGCGCCTCGCGGTTGAACTCGGCATAGCGCCGGGGCGAGGAATGCGGCCGCAGCAACTGCTTGGCCACGCGAGCCTCGATCCGGCTGCAAATCGGGTTGATGCCCAGCACCAGCCAGGAAATCAGGATCTGCTCGACCCCGGAGCCCCACATGGTCTGGCCCTGCCCGGCATGGCCGATGACAATCGGCGGCACGCCCCACCAGCGGCAAATCTCCTCGATGTCGAACCGGCGGGTGTCGAGCATCTGCACGTCCTCGGGGTTCATCTGGGTCTGAAGGAACTGGGTGCCGCCTTCGAGAATGCCGATGGCGCCGGTCTTGCCCGACCCTTGCAGAGGCTCGATCAGGTTCTTGCGGGCCTGAGCGCGCTGATCCTTGGTCAGCTGCTGGTCGAAAAGGATGAAGCCCGACGGCATCATGCCGTTGGCGAAGACGCTGGAGGAAGCCTCCTGCGCCGCCATCGCGGCCCCCATGGTGTTCGCGCCGACGGCGATGGGCGACAGCCCGATGTCGCGATCCGAAATCGACTGCCCGAAGCCCTTGAGATGCAGCACCTTGTCGCGCGGCAGGTCCTCGGTCTTTCCCCGGTCGGTGACGCGATAGACCAGGCGTCCATCGGGCAGGCGCACCGGCCGGCAGTTGAGCCCGCCGGCCTGCAAAGGCTCCAGCGAGGTCAGCCTGCTGCCGATCAAACCCTTTTCGGCATAGGCGTTCCCGCTGGTCACCAGCCATGCGACCATCCCCTCCCAGAACTCCAGTGGCGTCTGGTCGGCATTGGGACTGCCGGTCAGCACGTCGGCGACCGGATCGTCATCGACGCGCACCCTGTCATCGTCGCCGCGCCGCTCGTAGACCCCCAGCGGCAGCGCCGAAATCGCCTGCGCGGTGACCCGGATGCAGGCCCAGACCGCCGACAGCTGCATGGCGCTGGTCATGGTCACGGTCTTGCCGGCATAGGATGAGCGGCCGAACAGCTGCGACCAGCCCGAGCCATCGCTCAGCCGCAGGCGGCGGTCCTTGGCGACCTCCTCCGCAACCGAGTGGTAGAGCTTGAACGGCGCCGCCAGCGCGCGAGTGAACAGGCCCATCAGCGCGCCACCAACACGGGATCGGACAGGAAATCGTCCAGATTGCCGGCGGGCTCGGGGTTGCCGTCCATCAGGATCGCGCCGGTGAACAGCGCAATCAGCGGATCGATCTTGGCGACGCCCGCCGCCTCTTTCGTCACATACACGTTGTTACCCCGCTGTTCGGCCTTGGCATTGCCGACGCACCAGGTCATCAGCTCCTGCCCGCCATGCTTCATCCGCCCATCGAACAGGCGGCGTTCGACGCCCTTGATCGCCCCGCTGAGCTTGTAGCCCTGCCCGACCGGGACGATGTGCTTGCCGAGCTCGAACCGTTCCTCTTCCAGCGCATCGACCAGAGCGGCGACGCCATGGGGATCGAGGCCGATGCCGGCCTGCTTCGGGAACAGCCCGGCATCGCGGATGCGGCAGCAGATTTCCACCGCCGCCTCGACCTGCTCGGCCGCCGTGTCCGTGATGCCGAGCTGCCCAAGCTGGGCAAGCTCTTCCAGTTTCGGCGCGATGCTCTTGCGCAGTTCCAGGACCGGGCGCAGGCACCATGCCCAGCACCAGACCAGCCAGTTCCGGCTCTTGCGGTGCCGGCCGATGGCCGAGAAACCGAACAGGTCGTCGGCGCCGCCGACATCGCCCGCGGCAACCATCACGTCGCACTCGTCCAGCATCCGCTCGAAGGTCAGGCCCGGGACCGCGTTCTTCGCCCAGTAGAGCGCCCCGGCCCAGCGATCCGCGTTGAGCCCCTGGCCGATCTCGACGTTCAGGTGCTGCGATGCGATCAGCGCCATCTGGTGCGGCCCGTCGATCTCGGCCTTCTCGATCTCGCCGGCGATATAGTCCTCGGTCACCGACCGATTGAGGTTCGGGTTGACCATCCCCCAGGTGCGGCGATCCCGCCAGCCGTCGTCCTTCGCCATTTCCGGCGGCAGTTCGTAAAGCACCGGCAGCATGGACCGGCGCATCTCGCCGTCCCGCACCTTGCGGGCGATGGTCAGTTCCGACTTCCACACCCCGGTCGGCGGCGCCTTCGACTGCGTCGTGATCTGCAACAGGAACCCGTCCGGCCGCTTGCCGAGCGAGCCCTTGATCTCGGCGAACACGTCTGCCGCCTTCGACATCTTCGAGAACTCGTGCGTCTCGTCGATCAGCGTGAACGTCGCCATCGCGCCGGTGACCACAGACGGATCGGCCGAGACGATCTGGATCTTCGACGGCACCACCTCGTCTAACTTGACGATCTCGTTGCTGTAGGCCTTCGGGTCGAACATCGCCGACAGGCTTTCATCCAGCCGGATCATGCCGGCGGCCTGGCTGAAGGCGCGCTTGGCGATCTTCTGACTGGGCGCGATCAGCATCATTTCGGCATGCGGCCGTTCGTTCATGATCGCGGCCACAAGGATGATGGCCGCGGCATAGGTGGTCTTGGCGTTGCCCTTGGGCACCAGCAGCAGGAATTCCCGGATCATCCGCACCTTGCGAACCGGGTCGTAGCTGCCGAACACGGCGCGGACGAAATCGAAGATCCAGTCGTCGCCCGCCTCGGCGAAGGTCGGGTTCCCGATCACGTCCGGCAGCCGCAGCCGCTTGAAGATCGCCAGGGCCTTTTCCGCCACCGCATCGAAGAGCGGCAGTTCCGGGATCAGCGGCCGGCGATTGACGATGCGCTCTTTCCAATCCGGCAGGGACGTGTCCCAGACCTCCGGCGTCGGCAGATCGTCAGTTCTCATAGCTTCCCGGCTTCAACAGGCTGCCCCATTCGGACTGGGTTTCGCCGGCTGCCAGCGCGTTGGCCCGCTTGCGGGAAATCTCGCCCTTCCCGACATAGCGCGAGGTCGGCCGCTCCTCTTCCCGCTCGGCCTCGTCCGCCTGCGTCATCTTCGCCGCCGCCAGCTTCTGGTCGTTCTTCATGATCAGGCGATCAAGCTCGCGCATCCCGGCGGTATTGCCGGCATTGGCGAGGTCCATCGCCAGTTCCAGCCGCCGCGCCTCCAGCCGGTCCCGCATCTGGTCCCGCACGGTCAGCTCGGCTCTAAAATACCGCTTCAGCGTCGCCAACGAGACACCGATAGCGTTCGCGACCCGCTGGTTGCTCCATCCCATCGCCAGCAACAGCTTGACTTTATTGCGATCTTTATCCGTGACCTCGAAGGGCGGGCGCCCCTTCTGACCCTTGCCCGGGCGAACGGGGTTGCCGAACAGGTCGAAAACTTCGCCCGACATGAAAAAAATCTCCGAATGAGGGGGGCGCGGGTCTAGCGGCGACTGGCGCCCTGACTTTCGACCCACCCCCCCCCTTCCGGGGTCCGAGGGGCCGATCTGCCCGGTTTTCGGGCATTTCGAGGTCGGCACGGCGATCCGCGCGGTCACGCGGTGGTCGGGCCTCCGCATCCTTGGCACCTCGGCCCCATCACCGCCGATCCGCACCACGGGCATGGCTTCGACGGTGCCTGCCCGTTGGCCGGCTGCCTAACCCCGGCCGACATCGCCGTTGGTGGCACTAGGATTGGTGGCACCTGCGCGCTCCTCTGCCTGCTTGTCCCGGTCGTGGCAGGTCTTGCAGAGGCATTGGACATTTGCCTGCGACCAGAACAACTCCGCGTCACCGCGATGCGGCACGATGTGGTCACCGACCAGCAGCGACGTGTCGGTCTCGATCACGCCGCACTTCCGGCAGGTGAACTGGTCGCGGATCAGCACGCTTTCGCGCAGCCGCTGCCAGCGGGCGGTCTTATACCAGCGCCGCCACGGCGCGATGACTGCCCGCTGCTGGTCGCGGTGCTGGAATGCACGGCTCAACCGCTGGCCCGCCTGATCGGCACCGGCGAAGCGCGAGGGCATCCGCCCCAACCTGCTCATGTCGATATCCTTGGGCCAGCCGTCCCGCCGCTACAGCTGGCCATGCGATGATCGCGCCTGTCGGCGGGCGCGCTCGGGTATGCCGGAAATGACAACGCCCGCTCGGGACATGATCCCTGCGGGCGCAATTCGTGATACTAGTGAATTCTGTCTCACAGAGTGGCGTAAGCGGTCAAGAAGTTTTTTTGACCTGATACCCGATCATACGGTCCAGCGCGTCCGACAGAGCCTCTGCGATGGCTTTGTAGGTGCGACCGTCCTTCTTCCACCCATGGCTGATCAGCACCTCGTCCAGCGTGCGGCCCTTGAGGCAGACCATGTCCACCAGCACGCGATCCATGATCGGGCCGCGCTGCGTCTCGCCCCGCTTGGACGGCCTGATGCGGCGCACGGGCAAGGCCGCGCTGATCCCGATGCGGTTGCGCAGGATCGTCAGTTCCTGGGCAATGTCGAGATGCCGATCCATCCAGCCCATGCTGTCGCCGCCCGCCCGCGACGCATCGAGGCGCGAAACCTTGGTGCCGTCGGCCGCCGCCATCTCGACCAGCATCGCATAGTGCCGGCCCATGGCAATCTGGCCATGGGTCAGCGGGCAAGGACGCTTGCGCCGCAGCGCCGAAGCGATCATCCGGTCGAAGACATCGGCGGCGCGCACGCTGGCCCGGTGACCGTAGCCCGTGGCCGCCGCCGCCCATTTGTCCAAGCCGTGCTCGTCAACCCCGTTCGGCACCATGGTGAACTGCGGCTCCACGACGAACGGGCCGCGTGCCGGCGCCGCGATGGTATCCGGGCCGCATTGATCGGGTATCGCGCTGGCGTCCCGGATGGCGGCAAGCCGGGCGGCTTCCTCGGCCCGCCAGGCTTCGCGCGCCTCCTGCGCAGCCTGCACAAGCAACCTTCCAGCCGCGATCCTCTCTGCTTTATTCATCATCTTGTGCATTCCTTCTGGCGATCAGCTATATCTTGTTTTCTTCGGGTCGGAGTTGGGCTTGACGGGCTTGAAATGTTCGGGTTTGGGCTTAAAAAATCGGCTATTTTGCCTTGCTTCGTTCGTTTGTTTTCAAAGGGTTAACCTTGTTTTTTGGGCCTGACGGGCTTGAAGGGCTTGAAAATCTAACCTTTACGCATGAGGCATTTCCCCCTTACCCCGCTGTTTCTCGCGCATGCGTGCATGTCGATTTTTCAGGCCCGTCAGGCCCGTCAGGCCCAAAAATCGTGGTTAAGCCGTTGATATTGCGCAAACGGCACCCCCTGACCCCCGAAGGATTTCAAGCCCACCGCCGCCGCCCGTCAGGCCCGTCAGGCCCAACAACGATGCGATGGCGCAAAGACGCGTGACGGGCCCGCAGGCCCGCCAGGTCGATTGAAGGTGAAGAATGGGGTGCGGGGTCATCGTGGCGAACCTCCCCAGGAGGATTGGGACGACGACGCCTCGGCCGAGCGCTTGCGGGAAAGGAACGTGTCATCGAGCCGAATGCCGCGATAGCCTGTGACGCCCGATTTCCCGGGCGCGAAGGTCTTGTTCGTGTCGGGATGCCGCCATGTGCCGGACTTGGCCTTGAGCTTGTTCGACACCGTGCGATTGCCCCAGCGCGTCTCGCCCCGCTCTTCGATCCAGAAGTTGAAGGCCTCGATCAGTTCCCGGGCGGTCATGAAATCGCCCTCGAGCCCGGTCACCACCGTGGCATCGCCGAGGAAGGTGCCAATCGGATCGCTTTCGGCCCGGTAGCCCTCGGTTGCGCTGGTGACCTCATCCGGTTCCTGAAGGCCGCCGTCGAGGAAGTCGATCAGCCCCTGAATGAGCCAGTTGAGGATACCGGACCGCTCCTGCCAGAGGATTTCGTCCAGTTCATCCTTCGGAATGCGCTTCTTCTCCGGGATCTGGACCGGGAAGTTCACCAGCATGACCCTGCGCCAGATACCGTCGTCTCCGCCGCGGATCTCGGGCAGGTGGTTGCCGGAAATGGTCAGCTTGAAGATCGGCCGGAAGATGATGAAGTCGCTGTAGAGCGCCCGGATCATCATCGGCTCGCCGCCGGTCAGGGCCTTGACCAGACCCTCTTGCAGGCGTTCGCCATCCTCCGGCTCCGACGTTCGCACGAAGCGGGCGGCGATCAGGGGCATCAGGTCCGGCTGCGAATCTGAACCGGATTTCTTGTTCTTTCCGGTCAGCGATTCGATGCGGGCAGAGGCTGAATAATCGCCGAATATCCTCGCCATCAGGTCGACCAGAACGGATTTTCCGTTGGCGCCGCCGCCATGGAAGAATGCGAGCTTCTGCACGGCCAGCCCGGTCATGGAGAGGCCGAACCATCGCTGCAGGAACCGGCGCATCTCGATATTCGGCTGTATCTGCTCAAGAAAGCTGTCGAAACGCGGGCATTTGGCGTCCGGATCATAGATCACCGGCATGATCTTCGTCAGCAGCTGCGCCCGGTCGTGCGGGATCAGTTCGACGCTGGACATGCCGGTCATGCCGGCTTCCGGATCGTTGGGGATGCGGGTGAAGCGCAGAACGCCCGACAGGGTGTTCACGTCGAGTGCGCCCTGATCCATATCATCGACCGCACGGGCCAGCATGACCCGAGCCTCGGCGATCATGTGCGCTATCCGGGTGGAGTTTCCGGCATCCTTCGCCCAGGTCAGCCGACGGGTCGTCAGATTTCGATAGGACTTCAAGGCAGCATCAAGAGCGCGCAATCGTGCTTCGATGGAGGCCAGTTCCTTCATCAGCGATTCGTCGGCCGCATAACCGGGTGCGTTCTCAATCTCGCGCCGCCGGACCTTGAGATCCCGATCCTCTTCGATCAGCTTCCGGTCCCGGTCATTAGGCTGGAGCCAATCGATTTCCTGCAGGATAAGTGTGGACACCTTATGCGCCTGCGCCCGGATCAGCGGCGACACATCGCGGCTGATCTCGTCGTCCTTCCGCCAGCGGCTCCCATCCCAGACGAACCAGCCGACCTGTGAAACGAACAGGATATCGTCGCCGAAATGGATGACGAAACGCCGGGCATTACCGAGATCGTTCAGCGGCTCGCGCGAGGCGCGGGAAACCGGATCTTCGGGCTCACCTTCGCCGCCGCCTTCATCTGGCGGGGGTGGCGGGGGAGCATAGTTATCCGGGTAGCCGTCATCATGGCCGTCAGGCTCCATCCCCTCGGGCAGATCGACCTCTTCGGCATTGCTCATCACGGCCCGGACCTGCCCGAGCGCGTCGTCATCATTGGTATCGGTCATTGCAGCCGCTCCCGATCGATCCGGGTGTCATCCACCGCCCGCAACCGCTCGATCTTCGCCCGGATCAGGTCAAGGAACGGGTCGGCCTCGTCGCTGCAGCTGACCACGATTTCTGCAATGAGGTCCGAAAGTGCGATGAACAGGCCTCGCGTTTCGGAAATCGACAGATCGTCGAGGCCCGCGATACCGCGAAACATCACCTCGAATCGGTTTACGGCGTTCACAATCTCCTGCTCGTCACTCATCTCGCTGTCCCATCAGGATGTCGTTGAGATCGCGGCCGTCGCCCGCGTGGACGATGTAGCCCCGCAGGCCCGGCCGCTTGATCTTGGCGCGCCGCAGCCCCGCGAGGAGCTTGGCGCGCGTCAGTTTCGGATCGCTGTCCCCGTCCTGGACGAAGATCAGCCGCTGAACCCAGACCGGCGGCAGCCAGGCCTCGGAATCGTCCATGTCGGGCAGGCCGGCATATTTCAGGCCGGGACCGCGCTGCATGCGCCCGGCCATGTTGCCCAGGTCAACGCCGCACCAATAGGCGCAGCGCCGGGGCATGGCCTCCGCGATCAGGGCGGAAAGGGTCGTCTCGACCCCCTCGGCCATGATCATGGTGTCGCAGTCCTGCGGCGTCAGGAACCGGATGACGGACCCCTTCTTCGAGCCCAGCACCTTCTTGCTGGGCAGCATCTCGCCCGGCTTGCGCGGATCGGGCAGCACCAGCTTGCCCTTGGGCTGATCCAGGTCGAGCCAGGTGCGATGCACTGCGGTGACCCGGTTGCCGGCATCGACAACCGCCGCGACCATGGCCGGCCCGACATGCACGGTCTGCCATTCCTGCGCCTTGCCCTCGACCGGGATCATGTAACGCGCCGCAGGATCGAAGCGCAGAACCTGCGGCAGATCGGGATAGAGCCCGGGAACGATGCCGCGCAGGGTCAGGTAGTCGCGCACCAGAGTGCCCTCGGCCAGGCCGGCGGCGAACCAGATATCCCGCGCGGCCCGGATCGAGTTCTCGCGCGCCCGCCGGGCGATATCGGCCTGCTTGCGCCGATTCTCTTCGGCCTTGCGCCGCCGCTCGGCGCGCTCGGCATCGGACAGGCCTTGAGCCGGCCCGCAGAGCCATTCCAGCGCGGCGCGGAAATCCAGCCCCAGCACATGCTGCACCAGCGCGATCTGGTCGCCCCGGGCGTGCGGGCCGCATTCCTTGCGGCAGGTGAACACCCCGTCCTTCAGGTTGACGCCGAAGCGATCCCGGCCACCGCATTGCGGGCACGGCCCGACCAGTTCGCCGCCGGTGCGCACCAGGCCGGATAGCTCCAGCCCCGCCACCACATCGGCGATGGGCATGGCCTTGGCTTCGTCGAGGCGGTGATCGTCCTGCGTCATGGCTTGGCGACCTCGCCGCAGTTAAGCCCTACCACCGCCCTGAAATAGCTGTCTATTGTTGGGCACCGGGATTGCAGCCCGGTGCCCATAACCACCCCACGACGCGAAGGAACCAGCGGGATGGCAAACAAACTGAGCGATGAGGAAATCGCCGAGATGGCGGACGATATCGACAACCTGTATGGACTGCACCATGGCCATAGGCGAACCACAGGAGCGCTGGAGACCGCTCTCCTGGCAGTCTTGGATACGCTCGATGACAAGTTCCCGGGCATGCGCGAAATCGTTGTCGCCGACATGCGCGAAGCGGCCGAGAAGCAGCGATCATTCATGCGCATGCAGCAGGAAACCAACCCGGCCTGCGACATCAGCGAGGACGACATCGAAGAGGAGCTGGATACGCTCGAAGAGCTGATATTCAAGCTTGAGAGGCGCATGATCACCGAATAGCCCCGTCCGCTTGCAACTGATCATCGAGCCGGTTTTTCATCCGGCGCAGCGAACTTGCGAGCAGCCGAACCTCGCTCTCCAAGGCATCGAGGCGGCGCCGGAGCATCGCGTTCTCACGGATGAGATGGCCCTCAAGAGGCGTGTGCGCCCCGTTCTCGCGGCTATTGCTTGGCGACATTGGGACCTCCATTCATCGCGGTTTTCTGGGAAACCCGCCGATATTTCGGCCGGGACAGCACGTTGCGGGCCAGCTTTTTCAGATCGTCATGGGTTGATGGCGGCGTCAGCGCCAGAAGGTCGGCAAGGAAGTCCCCGACACCCTCACGGGCGCCCGCGCGATACGCATTGCCATGTCGGTCCCGGTGTGTGCGCATCTCACACCTTCCCGGCACGCGGACCGACCGCGGCACACACCGCATCGATCCTCTTGGACAGCGCCGAAATCCGGTTGGTGATATCCTTGCGCAAGACCTCGAGCCCTTCGGCCATGGCGGCATCGATCGCCTCGACCTCGCCGCGGATCGCGTCGATCTCCTCGTTTCCGCCCGCGGGTCCAAACAGCTCCTCGCGCTTTTCCGCGACCCATCCCGCGCGAATGCCATTGCCCAGCTCGGACGCGAGGGTCGCGTCGGTCTGGCCGCCCCGATATCGCTGCGCCGAGACATCATACGCCTCTTCCAGCGCCATGATGATCAGGCGTTTCTGTTCGCGCGACGCCTCGGGCGGATCGCGCGTCTCGGCGTTGGTCTGGGACACCGTCAGCTCCTGCTTTTCCTGTTGTGCAAAGGCTCGCTTGTGGGCCGCGCAGGACGGGCAATGCAGCTTTCCGCTCCGAACGTCCCAGCCTTGCCCGGTCAGCTTCCTGTTGATCTGGCCAACATTCGGCTTTTGGGCTCCGTTGGACCGGCCGAGATAGTCGCAGGTCACGACCTCTTCCCGGCCGCAGTAGTCGCAGATCGCCCGGGCCCTGTTCGCGCCCTTTCCGGCAATGGCCTTGATCATGCCGCGCCTCGAGCCTTGTCCCAGGCCGCTGCCAGCTGGCGGCGGTCCCAGTCGTTCATCATCTTCCACGCCCGGTCATGCAGGCTGCCGTAGCATCCCGGCACCGAGACGCGGCAGGACAGGAACTGATCGGCCGTCTGGGTCAACCCCAGCAGGCGCGGGTTCTCGCGCGTCACGCCCGGCATCAGGTCGCGCATGATGCCGACGACCATGTCGAGACCGGACCGATCCGTGATCGGCGGCCGGGACAGCACGCCCAGGGCATGGATCATCGCCTGGTCGGCGAGCGAGAGGCGCAGCGGATCAGCCATGGATATCGGCCCTCCCAGCATCATCGGGCCAGGTCGTGCGCTCGACCGCCCGGATCAGCCGATCACCGGCGGCCGCCAGATCGGGAACATGGCGGCGCAACTCGGGCAGGCTATCGACGAAGCTGCGCATTTCGCGCGACAGGTCGTGATCCTCGCCGAACACTGCGACGACCGCGGATGCCGTCGCGAGGACATCATTCATGTTCACCGCACCGATGCGGGCCGCATAGGCCACCGCAAGCATGGACAGCCGCGCCCGGATCGCGGCAACCGACATGAGCCGCGCCGCAGTGTTGCTTTTCAGGTCCCGGGGGTGAGCGTGCATGGTCAAATCCTCTTGGCGCGTTGATCGGCGGGGCGACCCGAGGGAGGAGGATTGGCCGCCCCGCCTGACACGCCCTGACCCGCTGCCTCGATCCGGCGTGTGTTTTTGCCCTGCCGCCTCGGGGCGGCTCTCGGCCGGGCCAGCCGCAGGTTCCACGATCCCGGTCAATCCCGCCCGAGGCGGCCGGAATCGTGACGGGTGGACCAGGTGCTGCGCCCCGGCTTACTCCCCCGCCCCGGGCAACCTGAAAGCCCGAAACCCATCATCACCCCCACATGATCTCGGCGTAGCGGGGCAGCGTCTGCATGGCGAAATCCACGGCATCGCCGCAGGGACGATGCGTGCCCTCGCGCCAGTTGCAGCCGGTCTGCTTGGTCACGCCGAAATGCTGGCCGCAGGCCTCGGCGGTGGCGAAGCTGACGATCATCAGCATCGACCAGCGCCGCAGGAAATCGTCGGTATCGCGCTGCGCATGGACATGCGCCCGGCGACGCGCAGCAGCCGAGCGGCCGCGCCCCCCGACAGGGGGCGTGAAGGACATTTGCCGCGAAGGCAGGACAGATCGGGGACGATCAGGGACTTTGCAGATCAGGGACATGAGGATGCTCTTGGGGTTGTGCCGCCGTGGCGGCGGGTTGAGGGCTCGGCCAATTTTGATCGAACCACGCCATCGCGGCATTGAAGCGGCCGACCGTGATGTCCGCTCCTTTGCGCAGCGAAGTCAGCTTCTTGCTGTCTCCAAAAACTCGATGCGACACGGTCTTATCTTCCGAAAGTCCGGCAGCGATCTTGTATTCGTCCGCTCTAGCGATGAGTGTGTTAACGTCGATCATGAGGGATGGATGCGGTTTATTTACCGCTTTGTCAACGGTTTTCTAACCGCATGCACAATCCCGAAAGCAGCGGTAAGTTGACCGCATGTCGCAACTCGAAGAAATACTCGCCCGGATTGACCTTGCCCGCCCAATGCGTGACGGGAGGCCCATGTCTGACCAAGCCATCTCTAACGAGGCGACAGGTAAGCCACGCAGCGATCTGATACGAAACTGGCGAAGAGCCGTCGTTGCCGGAACCGCTGCCTCTGTCAGGCAAGAATCGCTGCGCTCTGTCGCCAACGTGCTCGGCGTCACCGAAGAATGGCTTGCCACTGGCCACGGCGAGCGGACGGCACTCACGGATCTAGAAAGACAAATCCTCAGGGAGCTTCGTCAAGTCCCGTCCGAGCGCCGCGCGCAAGCCGCTGAAGCGGCTCTCGCAACTGTTCGCTTGGCACAAGATTCATCCGACGCAACTCAGCAAGAACCTGGCGCTGCTGCGGCACGGCAAGCGAACGAACCTCGGTCATAAACTCGTCCTCCGTCATACCACCTCCGCACGATGCCATGTGAGAACATTAGGCGAACAACCGCCCATGCATCAACCCATCACATCTGCGCGAATAGCACATAGCCCAGTCACGCTCACCAACGTTGTGCGGTAATAATACCATTTTTATAATTGACGGCGGTTAATTTACCGCATAGCTTTACCTCCATCCGCAACCCTTGGATGGAGCGCCTGATGCAACTCCCCTCCCTCATTGTGACCCCGCGCGCGGTCTCCGATGCGCGCACCATCATCGCCAATGCCGAGTTGGCGGATGCGGCACCGGAAAGCCTGCGGCGCCTGGCCTACATGGTCGCCGCCAGCGCGCACGGCGTGATGCAGCGCCAGCGCCACCGCCCGGCCAACCTGCGCAGCGAGGGGTTCTGATGCAGGACGCGGGCGCCACCAAGACCATGTTCGTCGAGGGTCGAGATGGCCTGATCCTCGACCGGCATACGGGCCGCGAGATGGCGCGCGTGCCGGTCGACAAGATGAGCATCTCCGAGGCGCAGCGCATCTCGCGGGCGATACTCGCCGCCCTGAAAGCCGAATACGCACTCGATCCTCGGCCCTTCGGGCCGCATCTGAAGCGATAGCTTCGCCCTCTCCCTCCCGAATTCGTCCGGTCGCGACGCGCCTGTCCCGCCGGGCTTCACTGGCCCCCGGCTTCTGCTCGGGCCGGGGGCTTTTTTCTGCAATCCGGCCGGTTCGGCCAAAGTTTTTGAGGCCACCATGACCCTGATGGAGCCCATCAAGCCCGCCGCCACGGCCGGGATCACCTGCACCGTCGCGGATCTGCGCCGCGCGGTGAACGCGGCGGCCTTCGTGGTCGAACGGCGCAATACCGTCCCGGTCCTTGGGTGCCTGCGTATCGAGCCGCTGAACGACAAGCTGCGGATCGAAAGCACCAACCTCGATAGCTGGCTGATGGTGGACTGCCCGGCCACCTGCACCGAGGGCGAGCCCTTCGTGATCGACGCGCGCCTGCTGCTCGCGCTGCTGACCGGCGCTGAGCGCGACGACAGCGTCAGCATCACCATGGACGGGAATGTCGCGACGCTGCGGATCGGCCCGGCGGTTGCCCGCGTCCAGTTGCTTTGCCCGGCCTCGGATTGGCCGACGGCGCCCAGCACCAAGGGCATGTCGTGGGTCAGCATACCGGAAGCAGCGCTTGCCAAGATGATCGGCCGCGTGCGGTGGGCCATCTCGACCGAGGAGACGCGCTATTATCTGAACGGCATCTATATGCATGGTCGCGAGGGGCGTCTGGCGGCCACAGCGACGGATGGCCATCGGCTGGCGCTGTATCAGACCGATGCCGAATGGCCCCTGCCCGACCTGATCTTCCCCCGCTACTCGGTGGCAGCGCTGCGCAACCTGATGGCCGACGGCGGCAATCAGCCGCTGCGGATCGGCGGCTCGACCAGCCCGCTGCTGATGCAGATTTCCGGCGACGGCTGGACGCTGACGGTCAAATGCATCGACGGCGCCTATCCCGATTACACGCGGGTCATACCAAACCGCAGCACGATGCGCGGCTATGCCGTGATCAATCGCGCCTTGCTGCGGCGGTTCCCGAACACCAGGAGAATGCATCTCCTGCGGGACGCCCTGAAGTTCGACCTGGGCAAGCGCGTCGCCAGCCTGAACAGCGTCGGCCTCGGGATTGATGTCGAGATACCGATCGAAGCCGACGGGGATTTCGCCATCGGCTTCAACGAAGGCTATGTCCGCGAGATTGCGCAGATCTTCGACACCCTGCGCATCGAGGCCAGCACCGCGAGCGACGCCGCCCTGATTCTGACCGAAGACCCGGACCTGACGGTCGTCCTCATGCCGATGAGGACGTGAGCGATGGGACAGCAGCCCTCCTATGACGATTTCCTGCGCGCGAAAGCCGCCATCGCGCCGCGCTTCGGCGGCATGCAGGTGGATGAGGCAACCCTGAACCCCGCCCTGAAACCGCACACGCGCCGCATGGTGAGCTGGGGCCTGCAGGGCGGCCGGCGCGCATGGTTCGCGAGCTTCGGCCTGCACAAAACCGCGACGCAGCTGGAGACGATGCGCGTGCTGACCGAGACGACGGGCCGGCCGACGCTGATCACCGCCCCGCTCGGCGTTCGGCGCGAGTTCATGCGCGAGGCGCAGGAGCGGTTCCGGGGCAGCTATGCCCTGGACCTGAAATTCATCCGCGACAGTGATCAGGTCGACGGCCCGGGCATCTACCTCACCAATTACGAATCGGTGCGAGAGGGCAAGGTCCAGCCCGATCCGTTCATCGGCGTCAGCCTCGACGAGGCGGCGATCCTGCGCGGCTTCGGCGGCACCAAGACCTTCCGGGAGTTCATGGCGCTGTTCGCCGGCGACGACCGGCGCGACCAGTCGAACCGGATCAAGACCGCCGGCGTGCCCTATCGATTCGTCGCCACCGCGACGCCCAGCCCGAACGACTATATCGAGCTGCTGTCCTATGCCGGCTTCCTTGACGTGATGGATATCGGCCAGGCCAAGACCCGGTTCTTCAAGCGCAACTCGGAAAAGGCCGACAAACTCACCTTGCATCCCCATAAAGAGCGGGAATTTTGGCTCTGGGTCGCGTCCTGGGCGCTGTTCGTCACCCGGCCCAGCGATCTGGACCCGGCGTTTTCGGACGAGGGCTACGACCTGCCGCCGCTCGACGTGCGCTGGCACGAGCTGCCGGTCGATCACCTGGCCGGCGCCGCCATTGAGAAGAGCGGCCAAAAGCGCATGTTCAAGGACGCGACGGCCGATCTGTCCGCCGCGGCGCGCGAGAAGCGCGAGAGCCTGCCGGCGCGGGTCGAAAAGCTGATGGAGATCCGGGCCGAGGACCCGGCCGCGCACCGGATCATCTGGCACGATCTGGAGGCCGAGCGCGCCGCGCTGGAGAAGGCGATCCCTGCCGTGGCCTATGGGCATTGGCTGGAAACCAAGGACGGTGACCAATCGGCGCTGGCGCTCTACGAGCGGCATTATTCCTGCTACCAATATGCCGATGGCCGCGAGCGGAAGCTGTTTTGCGGCCCCGGCGAGAAGACGGTCCTGCTGTCACGGTGCGGCCGCGCCGCACTGGCCTGGCGCAAGTTCATCGACGGCTCCGGCGAAACCGGCGTCAACTGCGCTTTCTTCCGCAACGAGGGCGAGACCCTATCGTCCTCCCTCCTGCTCGAAGCCATGGCGATTGCTTGGCGCCGCTGGCCCGGCGAACGGCTCTATACCTATGTCAATGCCGATGCGGTGCAGTCCCCCAATCCGGGATACTGCTTCAAACAGGCCGGCTGGCGGTTCTGCGGCGTCACGGCAGGCGGCCTGCACATCCTCGAGGCTCTTCCAGGGGCGCCAGTCCCCGACGTCGAACCTCACCGGCAGTTGGCCACGGTCTACGGCTCGCAGGACCTCGACCAGCGCGAGGAGCTGATCGGCGATTTCGCCGACGGCCGGGTGCAGGAGATGGGCGCCAAGCCGGTGATGCTGGGCAGCGGGACCAACCTGCAGCGGCATTGCGCCTGGTCCGTGTTCCTCGGCATCGGCTTCAAATTCAATGACTTCATCCAGGCGGTCCACCGCCTGCGGCGCTTCGGCCAGACCGCCGACAGCGTGCGGCTGGACCTGATCTACACCGAGGCCGAGCGCGAGGTGCGCCGCAGCCTCGAGCGGAAATGGCGTCAGCACGAGGAGATGGTTCAGAAAATGATCGGCATCATCAAGGAATTCGGCCTGTCCGAGGTCGCGATGCAGCAGGCGCTGGTCCGCGCCCTGGGCGTCGAGCGGGTCGAGGCCTCGGGACCGGATTACCGCTGCGTCCACAACGATTGCGTGGCCGAGACCCGCAGCATGCCCGATGCGTCGGTGCAGCTGATCGTCACCTCGATCCCGTTCAGCACCCAATACGAATACAGCCCGAACTATGCGGATTTCGGCCATACCGACGACGATCCGCATTTCTGGCAGCAGATGGGGTTCCTGATCCCCGAGCTGCTGCGCGTGCTGGAGCCGGGCCGGATCTGCGCGATCCACGTCAAGGACCGGATCATCCCCGGGGGCATCAACGGCTTCGGTTTCCAGACCCTCTCGACCCTGCACATGGATTGCGTGCGCGAGTTCCAGCGCCATGGTTTTGCCTACCTCGGCATGAAGACCATCACGACCGATGTCGTGCGCGAGAACAACCAGACCTATCGCCTGGGCTGGTCGGAACAGTGCAAGGACGGCAGCCGCATGGGCTGCGGCGTCCCGGAATACCTGCTGATCTTCCGCCGGCCACCCAGCGACACCAGCAACGGCTATGCCGACAGGCCGGTCAAGAAGGCCAAGAAGGAATGGGACCCCGAGGCCAAGAACTGGAAGCACGAGCTGGGCTATAGCCGGGCGCGCTGGCAGATCGATGCGCACGGCTACATGCGGTCGAACGGCGACCGGACCCTGCTGCCCGAGGAACTGGAGGGGCTGGACGCGGACCAGGTCTACAAGGTCTGGAAGGCCTACAACCTGCAGCAGGTCTACGATTTCGAGCATCACGTCCGCATCGGCGAAGCCCTCGAAAAGAAGGGCCGGCTGCCGCCGACCTTCATGCTGCTGCCCCCCCACAGCGCGCATCCCGACGTCTGGACCGATGTCGCGCGCATGATGACCATCAACGCCGAGCAGGCGCGCAAGGGCAACGAAATGCACCTCTGCCCGCTGCAATACGACATCGTGGACCGGGCCATCGCCCAATACACAGAGCCGGGCGAATGGGTCTACGACCCGTTCGGCGGGCTCATGACCGTGCCCTTCCGGGCCGTGAAGCTCGGCCGCAAGGGCATCGGGGTCGAGCTGAACAAGGGCTACTGGCTCGACGGCTGCAAATACGTCGAGGCCGCCTCGCGCGAGGCCGGCATGCCCAGCCTCTTCGACCTCCTCGATGCCGATCAACCCGAAAACCAGAAGCTGCGGAGGACCGCATGAAAACCATCGAACAACTGACGGCCAGCGACACCGCCTGGTATTCCTCGAATGACACGGAGGTCTGGCACGGCGGCCCCTATGCCACTCGAGAGGAGGCCGAGGATGGCGCCAAGGCCGAGGAGCATGTATGGATCATGCGAGCCACTAAATGGCCCGTCCGGGTGTCGGAATTCTTCAGCCAGGGCTGTTTCTTCGAGGCAGCCGAGGAATCCCTCTATGACCAGTGCGACGAGGATGGATCGCCGATCCTGGATTTCACGCCCGCCATCAACCTCGACCTGCAATCCCGCGTCCGCGCCGCAATCGACGAATGGCAGGTCGCGCATCAGCTTTCCCCGATGCCCTGGCGGTTCAGCGGCAGCGATGAGCCCGAGATCGCGGCCTGGGCGAAAGCCGCGGAAGGCGGTGACGCATGACCAGCGACATCACGGAAGCCGAATTCATCGAGCGCTTCGTCAATCACATGGTGCTGATCGGTGGCACCGAGTTCGCTGACGGATCCTCGATTGAGAAATACGCCCGGGAGGTCGCGCCGACCTATTGGGCCGCGCCCGATCAGCGCGAGGACGGGCCGGAAGCCTGCGCCGAGGCGGATATCTCCTGCTGGGAGCATGAAGCATGACCAGCCCTATCGTATCCGTCGAGATCGGCCGCAGCACATGGCAGGGACCGGCCGAGGAGGCGCCTCGGCGGGCTGCGCCAGAGGTCCGTCTTGCATCGCGCGAGGAACTCCTGGCCGGCGAAATCCTCGCCGAGCTGACCCGCGCCCGCGCGAAATTCCCCGGCAAGAACGTCACCTTCGCCGCTCTGGTCGAGGAGGTCGGCGAACTGGCGACGGCCACGTTTGAGGAAAGCGCGGACCGGGTGCGCAAGGAGGCCGTGCAAGTCGCGGTCATGGCCATGCGCATGGTCCTGGACGGCGATCACAGCTTTGAACCGTGGCGGGCCGAGAAGGGTCTCGATCCGCTCGATCCCGAGTTGCGCGCGCTGTCGGAGGGCCGCGACCATGACTGACCGCTGGATCAAACAGCCCGGCGCCGGCCAGATGCGCGGGGAGGGCGAATGGGTCGAATACCTCGGCACCGATGACGAATGGGAATGGCTGCGCGGCACCGGGTTTCTGCCGACCGCCGAGGGGGAGAAGCCTGTTAATGGGGAGGTGGTCTGATGGCCACGAGACGCCGCTATTCGCCGACCGAATCGGCAACCCTGAAAGCCATCGCGCTGGTGCGAAAGGCCGGGCTGCGGATTGCGGCCGTCGAGTTCCCGCGCGACGGCATGGTTCGCGTTGTCACGACCGATGTAGACACGTCAGAAAATACGGCACAGGATGCGGGGAAACCTGAACCGTGGACCTGATGCGCCTGCCCTTTGTCACCGAAGAACGCTTGCCCTCTGGTGCCGTCCGCTACCGGTTTCGGCGCGGCAAGGTGAAGGTGACATTGAAAGGCGAGCCGGGCAGCAGGGAGTTCCTTGAGAATTATGCCAGCCTGCGTGACGGGGCGCCGGTTCCGAAAAGCACCGCGATCAAGGGATCGGTCGAATGGCTGGTCGGTCTCTACCTCAGGGACCTTGAGCAGCGCGTGGCGACAAATCTTGCCTCACCCCTGACGCTGAAGGGCCACCGACACCACTTGGCCCGGCTGGTGGAGGAATATGGCCAGAAAGACGCCGCGATGCCGCGCAGCGCGGTCATCAAGCTGCATGATAAGCTGATGGCCACACCTGGGGCGGCTGACAACCTGTTGAAAGCCATCTCGGCCCTCTACAAATGGGGCATCCAGCGCGAGCATGTTGACTGCGACAATCCCACCCGCGACGTGAAGCGGAACCGGGTCAAGACCGATGGGTTTGCGCCGTGGTCTGCTGACGATTTCGGGCAGTTTCTCGACTTTCACAAGCCAGGCTCGATGGCGCGGCGAACGCTCATACTCGCGATGTCCACCACAGCGCGCCGCGGTGACCTATGCCGGCTCGGGCGACAGAACGAATTCATCCGCGATGGCCGGGTTTGGCTGCGCTGGAAGCAAGCGAAAGCGCCGCATGGCACCGTGGAGATGCCCATGCCGGCAGGATTGGTCAGCGAACTGCGCGGCAGCGGGAATATGACCTATATCCTCAACGGCTACGGGGCGCCCTTCACGGCAGCCGGGCTCGGAAACAAGTTCCGCGACTGGGCTATAAATGCCGGCCTGCATGGCCGCAGCCTTCATGGGGTGCGCAAGGGGCTATCGGCAATTCTGACCTCGGGAGGGGCTACAAGCGGCGAAATCGACGTGCTGCTGGGCCATGAAATGGGAAGCTCCGAGACGCGAATCTACATCAGGGCGGCCGAGCGCGCGCTGCTTGCCGAACAGGTTGTGGACCGGCTGGAGAAGATCATTCCGGGAACGGGGAAGTGA